ACCATCAAGGTCATCAAGCACAAAATGTAAATTGAGCAGATGTTTACGCCTTACGGCTGGAAACAAATACGTACCATTACGTGCATAGCAAACTTGAGCGCAAGCACCTGCCTCTGGACAAACATTGAAGTTACGACCATCTAGTAATTTGACTGCAAACGCAGGTAACGTCCAATTGGAAATACCATCAGCACGTAGTTCACTGTTACTTGTCAACAACTTGGCTGGTCTCGGAATCACTCTCTTACTCCTTTGAGTCTAGTGTCTAACAAATCTTTCAAACGAGTATTAGCCTGTATCCCTACACCTACATAGGTAAAACCAGCAGCAATAGCAGCGTTAGCATCTAATATATTACGAGCATCTACAATTTTTCTTGAAGCCATTACTGCTCCTACTTGATGAAGGTCATACCCTACAAACTCAGACCATTCTGTGAGAATGACTAAACCTTCAGCACCTTTGCAAGCCTCAATAGGGTCTTTGACTGTATCCCACGGCAAATCTTTTGCATTGGCTACTGGGTCATAAGCAACAACTTCTGCACCCTGCGAAATCATCTCTGTAATTACAGCAAACGCCGGACTTTCTCTCATATCTGAAGTATCTGCCTTGAAAGAAAGACCCCAAACAGCAATTTTTTTTCCTGCTAAATCTCCAACAATCCACTCTAAACGATTAACAATTTTCTTTGGCTGTTCATCATTTGACTTTACAGCAGCCCTTACAATTCTGAGTTCTACTTCGTGCTCGTGAGCAGTTGCCAGCAAAGCCATTGTGTCTTTTGGAAAGCAAGAACCACCCCAGCCAGCACTAGGGGATAAAAACAGTTCTCCGATTCTGCGGTCACTACCAAAACCCCTGCGAACGTCTCCGTAATCTGCCCCTATAGCGTCACACAATTCTGCAATCTCATTAGCGAATGAAATCTTTGTAGCCAAGAAACCATTAGCGGCGTACTTACATAGTTCTGCACTTAACGTAGACATAAGCATTATTGGGGCTTTGATGTTGCGGTACAACTTTGTGACGTATTCCCCTGCCTCTAAATTGTCAGCCCCAATCACTATTCTGTCTGGCTTTAAGAAATCTTGAACTGCATTACCTTCACGCAGAAACTCTGGATTGCTTACAACAGTTACATCTTTACGGTCAATAAGATTGTTTAGGAAAGACGCTGTACCAACGGGGCTAGTTGATTTATTTACAACTACAGCACCTCTACGAAAGAACTTTTTATTGGCAAGCACAAAGTTTTCAAGATAAGAAATGTCAGCAGAACCATCTTCTGAGCGTGGTGTTGGAAGACATAAAATAACAATATCGGCATCTTTAAGAATGTCTGAAGCGTCTAATACAAACCCTAGTCTGCCTTCCATTACATTCTTGTACACCAGTTCTGAAAGATTTTTCTCAAAGAATGGAATACGACCCTGTTGGATAGACAACATTTTTGCTTTGTCATTCTCAACACAAATAACACTGTTGCCTAGTTCTGCAATACAAGCGGCGGTAGTAAGTCCTACAAATCCTGCTCCTACTACAGCAACGTTGAGCATCTTTGAATCTACGCCAACCATTACTTACCTCGAATTATTTTATAGACAGTTACCTCGGACATATTTATGGTTTCTGCTATCTCCCTATACGTGACGTTTTGTTTTCTTAATGCAAGAACGTGCTTACGACGACCTTCAGCAGTTTCAACAATTTCTTCTTGCAGTTTTTTTATCTTGCCTGTCTGCTCTCTTACGGAATGTAACAAATCATCTTTGCTCTGGTTTTCTAAAAGGTCAGTGTTCATACGGACACCCTACATCATTTCCACAACTGGGGTTAGTCACGCAACAACACCATTTACAGTTAATACGAGAGCATTACGACCACGCTGGGGTGCTTTGAAAGTGATTGACTGAAGATATGCAGGTGAGTCATCAGGCATTACCTTTGCATCTACAAGACCGTCAATAGCAGCCTTTACAGCAGGATTACAGGCGGCAACATCTTGGAGTCTGCCCCCTTTTTGGTACACCTCGACAATAATGTCGCACGTCTTCAACGTGGGTATATTTTGGTTTCTTGCAAGAATACAAAAAGCGTAACGCCAAGTCTTTACATTATCTGCTCTCTGCCATCTGTTTCCTGCACGCTCACTATTAGTAGTCCACGGACGCTGTTCAAGAGTTAAAGTCCACGAGTTAGACATAATTTCCCTCATCATCTAATACAACAAACTTCTCGCGGATTAAGACTGGTTTCTGATTAGGTATTTCGTACGAATGTACAAGCCAACCATTTGTATAACTGAGTTCTCTATTAGATTCAACGTAACCGTGACAACCAGACGTGCCTGAACCACAAATCATCATCAAATTACTAGGTTCGTTCAAAGTGGTATCTCTGCTACCACCCATCTTTCTTGGCTTGCGGTGGTGCAAAGATACATACTGCGAACTGTTAAGAGGCTTATTGCAAATCTCACAAGTCCCACCACCACGCATAACAACAGTCATACGAACAATAGGTGTAGCACCTGTGTATCTACGAGCCATTAAACAGTCAATGATTTACGAGACGGACTGGACATTTCTAGTTGATTGCCTACAAGAGCAACACGGTCAAGTTTCGTTACAATTTCTTCATACGCACGCCAGAACTGCGAGCGTGAAGTTTCTATGTTGTCACTCATACAAAGACTACGCCAACCTAAATGCCCTACTGTGTTAGTGATAGCGTCGTGCGTGAACACTGGACTGCCATACGTACCAGACACTCTCATCTGCACCATAACTTCTCCCCACGCCTCAATCTTGCTAGGTGCAAGCGAACCTGACTGCTCTGCAACTTTACGACGTATTGAAGCAATTGACAACCAACGGTCAGAAGTCATAAGCAACTCTTTGACTGCCTTTTCTACCTGCTCCACAGACAGGTCTGCAAGAAGTTCTGCATACACACTTACAGTTTCTTTTGTAAGTGGGTATTGAGGATAAGCGACAGCACATAACGCTAGAATCTTTGCAGCCTCTACATTGTTCATTGTTCTGCACCTATCTGGTCTTGAAGATAATCACGGATAGCAGAGAAACCACGTGGCTCACTCTGCTTTTGCTTACGCGTTGCCTCAAGACGAAGTCGGTCAAAGTGTTCACGTAACTTTTGTGGGCTACGTACATTCATTGACCAGAAGTCATCTTGCGTTGCCCAAATGATAGCCCCTTGAATCTGCTCTGGAGTCCTGCCGTCAATACGCATCATACGGTCAATTACCTTGAGCCATTCCTTTGTTACAGACGGACGCTTGAAACCATTACGTTCAATACAGTCTGCAAGTAAGTTACAAATCTCATTAGTGTCAGAATTATCAAATTGTGAACTCTCTGATTCATTTTGGCTATCGTTAAGTATGGCTATGGTTAGTGTGTCGTTTTCTTCGCTAGGGGTAGTGTCGTTTTCTTCCCTACGTGACCTGTCCTTATTTTCCCCACCATACGAAGATTTTGCGCTAGGGGGGACACTACAGACGGTATAAATGTTTGATGTGTAACCACCATCATCTTTGTAACGACGTTCTTTTTCAAGCGCACCAAGTTCTAGTAATTCTTTAATGGCTGAATCTACAGTCCTGTCAGAGCAACGCATACGAGTGGCAAGTGTATGTCTTGAAGGGAAACACATACCATCTCTGTCAGCATACCTACGAAGCACAGCGTACAAACGTATAGCAGCAGATGAAACGTCAGCATCTAGCACCCATTCAGGCACTATTGCAAAGTAGTAATCAGCAGAAGTTTTGTCAGTCATTCTCTCTCCTGTCTGAAATGTGGGAAGCGAAACGTACTCCATAAATGCCTATGCGACACACCACGTAAGATAATTACAGCAGTGTGTCGCAGAGACGTACTTTTAGTTTGGTGTTTCTACCAAATCTTCTTCAATGTCACTTACGACTTCTTTTATTGTTTCTGATATTGGTACAACATCTTGTACAACTTGCGGAGTGAGTTCAGCCTTCTTTTGTGTGTACAAAGATAGCAACTCATTACGCTGTGATTCTGATAAGTCATAATCACCAACAGAAGTTGCAACAGATTGTAGGTACTCAAGATTCTTGGCTAGTTGCAAAGCAGAAACTAGAGACTGCCAAACACTGTCGCTCATTGGTTTCTTTTCTTTTACAACCTGTTGAGCACGTTCAACTTTCTGCATCTCCTCACGAGAAGGACGCTTGCCTTTTGTTGCAAAACCTAAATTGGCTAATGCTCGACCAATTGACGAGGTCTCACAGTTTTCGCTTGCATTGGTTCTGTTTACGGGTGAACTACCTTCAATCTCACTTGCAAAACCACGGACGGTAGCCCACGTATCTTCTTTGTTAATGTAAATATGTGTCCAACATTCCCACTGGTATTTACCATCTTCACGTAAAACGAAAGTTGGTTTGTCAGGAAGAATACGACCATTCGGGTACGCCACCCAGAAAGCACGAATACGATTTTCAACTGGTTCATACTCTGATAAATCGAAAGCCATTATAGTTCCACCTCTACGCTCACGGAAAGACTGCCTTCCTCAATTGTAAGACCAGGGACAATCTCCCCGTCTTTTGTTACAACTTCTAAAACACTTGCATTTTGTACAACTAAATCAGCATACGCTTCTTTTATTTTGGTCAACGCAGGTTCTTCCTTGACTCTGATTAAGTCTGGAGCACTCTTTCTAGCCCAATCAAGAAATATATCTGAATCTACAGACCACTTACGACTTGACTGCCTAGTGGAAATCTTGCCGTGCGGTAAAGTAACTGATTTACGTGGGTCATCTGGATTGAGTCGAACTCTATGACCATAACCAGACAAGTGAGCAACAAAGTATTCAGCGTCATTCTCGATTGTCTTGTTTACAGATTCTAACCAAGCATTAACACGAGCAATTTCTTCTGCGGCAATTTCTTCATTTACTTTCTGCTTAGCACGGAGCGAGCGCAACTTACGCATAGCCCAAGCAGCCTTTTGGTCATCATCTATTACAAACGCTTGACGGACTTCTTCTGTTTTGAAGTCATCTAAAGCGTCGTCAAGAGATAGTGGAAGTGACATTACATTCTCCTTCTTACGTTGTGGAGAGGCAATCATAACTGGGGTTAGTGACAAATGTACATAGCCTCTGAGATTAGGTGTCTCAACGCTTGACGATACAACAGAGGACTGACAAGATACGAGCCTGTCAACGGGGAAGTGACAGCAGTAGACGCAGGGCAGAAATACTCTCTTTTCTGCACCTGCGTCTATCTGTGTAGGTCTGACCCTTAAACAGTCTCTACGAGCCTTCCAAGCCCCTTAAACGGGCATTTCTGGTCTCTTACTACCCTGCAACCTTTACGCCAAATCTTGGTCGTCCAAAACCAACAATAGCAACGGCTAGATTGGGCTTGAGTTTATTACGGTTCTTTTTCTTATACGCACGAATCTTGAGGCAGACTTCACCACCGTTACGCTGGTCTCCCTTTTTATCAGGCGAGGTGTTTCCTTCAATACAGGTCACTGTCCCGTCACCATTGTCTTTTACAACAATTCCTACGTGCGAAATCCTATTGACGCCATCTGCTGGAAAATCAAAGAACACTATATCGCCAGGTTGCGGCATACAATCTTCGCCCTCAAACCAACGCTTTGACTTCTTGAAAGCATCAGCACCAGCAGGTGTAAAAACACAATTAGGCAGAGTTACGCCAGCCTTTTTCCCACACCAGTTGACGAACGCTCCGCACCACGCTTGGTTAGCCTTTTGATACTTAGTCTTATTTTCAGGCACGGATTCTTCTATGTAACCTACTTCGGCAAGAGCAATCTCAATCAGACGCTCTGCTGTTCCTTGTTCAGCCATTATTCTTCCCCTTTATTCTTTCCAGCAAAGTAGCCACCAATAATTCCAATAAGACCAACGAGAGCATTTTGAACTAAAGCAATAGCGTCAGGATTTGTTCCTACTGCTTCACCAGTTTGAAACTGAGCAGACAACATTGCTGTGTATTCGCCAACAACAACAAGAGCAATAAAACCTAAAATCCCAAGTGTTATGTACATCATTAACTTATCTTTCATTTTCATTTCTTTTTCTCCTTTGAGTCGGATTCATCTTCTAACATCTGCTTCAACAATTCTTCCTGTATGTCTTTTGGCTTGGACTTTAATCCATTACCAGCCAGCACGCCAGCAAGTGAGCCAGTTAAAAAGACGGTCAACGTTGAAACAAGGTCAATAAAAGCAGCATCATTAGGTGCTTGCTTCATAGGCTGAGTAATAAAAATTAGGGCATACAACAAAGAGAAGACAGAAACAGCAAAAACAGCAGTCAACACTATTCCTATAATAAAAATTAAACGAGCGTGAATCTGCTCTGGGGTTAACAATCTACGTTTCACTGATTCTCCTCAAACACTTCAATGGGTAATAAGTCTTTTGTACAAACACCAGTTGCTTCACACTGGGGCGGATTACACTCTGGTTTTTCCCAATTTTTGAACTCTTGACAAGGATAACGAACAGAGCCGTCATAACCACAACCACCTACAAATGCTGAAATAAACAACGCTAAAGCACCAATGGAAACCTTACTTAGCGACATTTTTCTTAACCATTCTTTTCTTCGGTTGCGTGTGATATATGAAAGGGGAAGAAGTATAAACGTCATTATCAGCAGCAATAGTAAGTGCTGTTTCTAATGTTGCGCCAGCGCACAACGCTCCTATTGCGTAGTCAGAACCAGAACCAACACCATAGAAACCCCTGCTATCTAAGGCAACAGACATATCATCTGCAATCTCAAATACCTGACCACCTACAGCAATAAGGAAGGCAAACTTAGTTTCACCGTCTTCATCTGCTTCGTTCCATTTGTACTCATTTTCTTTGAAACAAGTCTTTAACGAAGGCACGACTTTAGCAATCATAAAGTGGTACAAGTCATCTACGTCAGACGCTTTTGGGATAGGTGGTTGCCATATATGTTGAGCAATATCGCACGGCGCACATTCGCCAGAACCAGCAATTAGATACAACGAACGTTCTGTAATCTTAACCATCTCACGGTGTGACTGTCTTCGTCCACCGCTACCAGTCACTTGACTGTCAGCACCAATTACAACTTTGTCTTTGTATTGAACAGCAACAATCGTAGTCACGTCTCTCCCTATGGTCAGGGAAAGCCTACGGCAAGGTTATTGGCTGGGCTGTACTGAACACCAACCCAGCCAGAACCTTAAGTTTACGGCTTCTTTTTTACAGCAGCCTTCTTTGATGCAGCAGTGATTTTCGCACTTACTTCCTTAGCAGTTGATTCAGCAATACGACCAAACGCTGGGTCTTTCTTATTAGCCCAACGCAATAGCACTGGGATTAAAGCAGCCCACAAAGCATTGGATACATCTAACCACTGGCTAGTGCTAAACGATAAAGGGCTTGCGCCATTTCCGACAATAGCAACCGCTGTGAATAGAGAACCTAAAAGGCTACGACCATAAGACGCGAGCGCGGCTTTTGTTTTGTTATTCATTTGATACTCCTAACGTGCCAGAGTTTTGACAAGTTCATAAACGTCATCAAGTCTCTGGCTGATTCCTGACTGACGCTCCTCAAGCCGTATAACCTTATCAGCAAGGCTTGAGCCACCATTGGGGCGCAACTCTCGCAACGTCTCCTCAAGTGGAGAAAGACGCTCATCAAGCATACGCTCAAAAGAACTCTGTTGAAACCTCTGTATTGGCTTCAAAATAATCTTTGCAACAAGGGCTATTACGGCAAGGAGAGCACCACACAGTGTTCCTACAAATTGGGCATATTCGAGAGCAGTCATACGTAAAGAATACACAACAAATGTTCTAAATAAGGTCTAGTAATTACCTTACAAGACAGATTATGAACCTAGATAAATGACGCTTAAAGCATTAAAAAAGCCAGTGTGGTCTACGCCACCAGAACTAATTATTAAATCGTTGTCTGGATTGTGGTCGTGGTGGACACCCATACGAACGGTGTCATTTATAGCCATTGTAAAAGGAACGCTTGTAACGGACATATGCATACCGTGTTCTTTTGTTGTTAGTTCATCATCTTGCCTTGCTATTTCCTGTGTACCTTTTTCAATAAACAACGAACAATATCCACCATTTTGACCTTCCCACAAAACCTGTGCAGTCGCTTGATAACGACCAGGAACTTTGCAGGTTAATTTTGTTGCGTCTGCAACGTCCCACATATCCCACTCATCATTTGCAACGGCTTGAAATGCAACGTAAGTGTTAACGTCTTTTGTAACAGTCAAACTGCCTGTTCGGTAAGCAACTGGATTAAGTGAATGGTCAGCACGTGCAAGAGCGTCTACAACATAAACGTCACCTTTGTTTACTTGAATTACAACAATGTCACCAATACGGGGAACATACGAACGCATATAACGAACATTAGTAATTGGGGTGCTAGAGCCTGAAGGTTTGACGGTCAGGTAATAAATACCAGAAGTATTAGTGATTGCAGTTACTTCACCAAAACGAATAGCAAACCTTACATTCTGGTCAATAATCTTTGCTAATGAATGTCCTATCTCCATTAAGCACCCACAACCACTTCTTCACCTTCAGCAACAACTCTTACTGTTCTTGCATCTACGGTCATTGTATCTTGTGGGTCAAGCGGCAAATCTATTTTGTCAATAATTACAAGACGGTCAACCTTTGCTCCTACAGCCTTTACGTAAACAACATCATTTACATCTAACGTAGGGTCTGGAATACACTCCCACGAAATGGTTTCTTGAGCACCAATGTACTTATTTAGAAGTGCAGCAGCAGCACGAACAGCCTCATCTTCGGTAGACAAAAGACTGGTCTCTACAAACGTAGGCACTTGACCAAACTTACCAAAACGATAGGTAGGGCTAGTTGAATCTTCGTCCCACGCTTCTACTCTGATTGGGGTTGCAACGTCTGTTCCTTCGATTGTGTAGACAACACCGTTGAAAGTTTCCTTAGTTGATATTGAACGGTCAATAGACGTGACAGTTGTACCAACACCTTCCACAAATGTACTAACAACAACAGAGCCATCAAGAGACGGAAACTGTGCCATTTCAACGACACCATTAGCATTAAAAAATAAATCAAAACCGACCAACTCACATAACTCCACAGCGTCTTTCCACGGGTCATTATCATTCTCACTCCCTAATACAACTTGGTTAATTGTTACGTTTGTTGTCGGAAACGCTGTCTGAACATCAGGGTATCTGCTCTTTAGTAAAGCCGTAATAGCACTTTCAAGACTTGCGTTCTCTACCTGATAAGGCTCTATCCACTTGGCACGACTGATTAACAGTGAACGGTCAGAACCAGTAAGTGACAAAGTTACACCCTCGTTACTGTCCTGAACAGCAACCTCAGTAATTACAAACACTCCAAGCGGCACATATTCTTCAGTACCATTGTCAAACTTAATACCTCTATACAAACGAAGTTCATTACCAAAAGGTGTGATTACGTCAAAGTCATTGTCAGGTACAAGATTTGTAATTGTGCGATTTGTGACTATCTCAATCTCACACTCACGACGGCTTGCCATTGAAGAATTAACAGTTACGTTCCCTGCCTGAATATTTACAACCTGCAACAACTGGTCTGAAGTCCATACCTCTGCCTTTGCAATAGCAGTGTGACTTTGTTTTACAGCAGTCTTAAATGCACCACTAGACGCATACATTACTCATCAACCTCAACGTAAGCGGCTTCAATGTTTCTATGAATTGAACCGCTAACAGTTTCAGCAACCCAAGTGCGGTCAGTCACACGAACATACTTCTGATTACCAAGAGGGTCTTGCACCAACAAAGTACCTTGATGCGTAAGCACTGGATAGAAAGAATCCCACTCAGTTTCGCTGATTGTTTTAATGTTATAGATACCATCTTCGCCTTGCAGTGGGCCAGCAACAACAATAGGACGTGTTGCACCAAGTGGACGGAAGACCATATTAGGTTCTTCAATAGTTACATCAAGGTCAGCAAGCACTCTTACACTGCCTAGATTTATGTCTGGGTCTTGGATTACCTTGAACCACCAAGTCTCATCATTGGTGATTAAAACCTGTTGAACAGTACCCCAAGCAGAAGGGAACTCATTTGAACTTGCATCTACGCCAACTGACCTACAACGGTAATAAGCAACAGTGCTGCGAGGTGCTTCATAGTCAACAGCAGTACCAATAAAAGAAGCGTTGGGAATAATACGTCCACCATTACGGATTTCTGAATAAATTGCACCGTCATCATCTGAACGGTGTACGTCAAAATACTGACTGGTATACCCAGTAGGCGAAGTGCCAGTCAGCGTAAACGACGCTTTTCCTAAAGTATCACTCCACGCGACAACCATTGTAGGAACTGACGGCGGTGTAAAACTAAGAGTAAATTGGCTGAACGCATAATCAGACCAAAAAGGCTGACCATTTACTGCCTTAGCAACACGAACGTAAGCACGGTATGTACCAACATTGAGAAGTTCACCTACAACAGAAGCATTATCTGTACTGCCAATTTCTCCAGAATTGTAGGTAGCGGCAGAGGTTAAAGCAGAGAAACCACCTGCACCATATTGAGCAGCAGAGAACACTTTGAGTTGATAGTAAGACTGTGTTTCACCGTCAGTATCAGCAAACGCCCAAGTTACGTCAGGTGCAGCACTGTCAGTGATTGTTCCTGTTGGAGCAGAAACAGTTACGGTTGGTTGCGCTGCTATGTCAACGTCAATGTACAGTTCGTAAACATTAGCGCAATCAGTTGTGTCATTGTATTCAGTCACCTTTGCTCTTAAGCCGTTAATAGAGGCTTGAGTCCAATCAGAACCATCTGGAGATGAAGTCCACCAAGCACTTACAAAAGTAGTAATTGCATTTTGTCCACGAACAGCAAATGCAGAATGATAGTAATTTTCATTGTCAACACGTGAACCAAGATACAAGTTAATTCTTCCTGCGGCTGTTGGAGTTAATATACGTCCACGAATACGGACACGCTTTACACGTTGAGAAGCACTAATTGTGGTTGTTCCAAAGTCAAAAACAACAGAGGCTTGACCAGTTACACCAGTAGATTTTGTGATAAACGTGCTGTCTGAGTTATCGGCGAGAGCAGCGTGCGTAGTGGCTGAACCGCCAGAAATTGTGTATGAAGAAGCACCAGAGGCTACACCGTTAGGACGTACAGTTGTTACAGCCATTATTTTTTAAGCCCCCGTGCCTTGTCTATAGCGTTTGCGATTGAAGTCGCTGTGAGAGTAGACGATACAGGCTTTGTAGTGTTAATAGTTACATTTGCAACAGGCTTTACGGCTTGATTTCCACTACCCGAAGTTGACATAGCAAAATTACCAAGAGGACCAGTAGTTGGCTTGACAGTTGGCTTTGGAGCAGCACCAGCCATAGGACGACCATAAGCATAATTTGCAAGAGACGGAAGAACTGCTGGTTTTAGATTTGGGTTGATACCTGCCTTGTACATATCACCATAGATACCACCATAAATCTGTGGTGCTTTTGCAACAGTTTTAGGAACAACTACTGGCGTTGTCCTAGACGGTGGTACAGCAGTCTTAGGCGGAACAGTAGTTTTTGGGGGAACAGTTGGTTTTGGTTTTGGTTCTGGTTCTGGTTTTGGTTTTGGTTCTGGTTCTGGGGCAACGTAACTATCATCACCGCCACCATCACTAACAGTCACACCAATTGAAGCAGCAGCAGCAGCCATAGCAGCAGCAATAGCAGCAGCAATACTTTGAGCAAGAGCAACAAGACGAGCCTTTTCTGCTGTGAGTTTGTCAAACAAACCTTGAGCAAGGTCAGTAGCAAGTTCTGTCCCTAGAGTTCTTAGAGCAGCCATAGCGGTTGTAATGCTGTCTTTTACGCCAGTTGCAGAAGTGGTTACCAACGTGAGATTTGCACCACCAAAAGCACTAACTAATGAGTTGATTAAGCCAAGACCATTTGTCAGTGCTTCGGGAGCAAGCAACTTCATAATTGTGTCAATGTTTGTTTTTATAGCAGTTGCAGATAAGTCAACAGCAGCAAGATTGTCTTTACCAGTAAGCGCACCAATTAAACCGTTGATAAACGCTTGAGCATTATTTAACCCAACAGCAGCAAGTACGCCAATTGTGGCTTTAATCTTGTCTACAACTAACTGAGTTGCAGGTCCGACAGTTTCTTTTGACTGACGGTCAAACTCTGCTATTAAAGCATTTACAAGTGCAGAAGCACTTGTTAGTCCTGTGTTACCAAGAACACTTAGAATACCGCTTATGTTAGTAACAATGTCGGTCATAGATGCGTTAATTAGTTCTACGCCAAGTGCTGCACCGTCACGGAAAGCAGTAGCCATAGCAACGGCTTCTTTGTACATCTTGTCTGTGATAGCAACACCAAACTCATCAGAGATTGTTCCTATCTGACCATACAACGAGTTAATTTCAGCAATCTGGCTTGCGTTAGCAGCAGCCAGAGCAGCAACGGCTTGACCTGCGGCTTCGGGACCAGCCTCAAGTAATTGACGTACATAATCTTTGTTGAGACCAGACGCTAACAACTTATTTGCATTAGTAGCAAAAGTAGCAATAGAAGCAAGACGGTCTTTGAGTTGCTTTGTAATAGTGTCAACACCGCTAGTGGACTTCTTTAATTGAGTAATTACCATTCCAGTTGCAGTCTTAATTACAGTGTAAGTGGCTTGACCATCAGTCTTTGACAAGTCAGCAATAGCAGTAGCAAACGATTTTAGTGAACCAGTCAAACTCTTACTAAATTGTTTCTGGTCTCCAACAAGGTCATCAAGTCTTTGTTGAGCGGCTTCAAGCACCTTGATTGCCTTTACGCGCATACGAGCAGCGTCAATTAAACCGTTTGTCTGAGCGTAGAGATAATTCTTTACAGCGTCACGTGCGCCAGGAGCAAGGTCAGTGAAACGTTGGTCTATTGCTGAGACTAACTCGTCATACATTGAAATAATTGAGTCAACAGTGGACTCAGACGAAGCCATAGCCTTTGTAATCTTGCTTGGTTCGCCGAATGGCTTAGCAAGGATTTCACCAAACTTCTTTTGAGCAGCAGCACGTTCTTTGATTGCTTCTTCAAGACGCTTTGTAGCGTCATCTAATTCTTTAGTTACTGTGTCAAGTTGAGCAGCCACTTCCATAGCCTGTGGTATGTACGCACGAACAACTGCATTAGCGGTATCAAAAGCATCTTTTAACTTTGTGAGAGCAGCACCCTTGAGTTCCTTAGCCTTTTCATCAAACACCTTTTTAAGTTCATCAAGACCCTTGATAATGGTGTCACGCGCTGTTTCTGAACCCTTCATAAAACCAGGGGCAAAGTCATTGTTAATGAAATCGTTGTAATTTTGTACAGCAGTCTTCATATCGTTGATTGCTTTTTTTGCACCCTCGGTAGCACCTTTAGGGTCAGTGGTGATACCAGGAACATCAGTAGGTGTTGCTGTTGCTTTTGGTTTTGGTTTTGTATCTGTTTTTTCTTTTGCATTTGCGGCAGCATTAACAGCAAAAACAACTTTCTTTTTCATCTGTTCTGCGCCTTTAATAATGTTATCAAAGGTATTGTTTACGCCTTTTTGTAAATCTTCAAAGCCATCTTGTGCGCCACGAATCTTGTCGCCAACACCAGGAATCCAACCAAACGCTTTTTCTGCTCCCTTAAGAATAAAACCAGCAACGTTTAACCAACTATTTACGAGGTTTTTGAAAGCCTTGATAATTCCTACTACAACAAAAGTTACAACATTTGCAACCATCTCAAATGCTTTAGCAACAATCTTACGGAATGTCTCTGATTTCTTCCAAGCATAAACTAAACCTGCTGCAAGAGCGGCAATTAGACCTACAACAAAACCTATTGGATTGGCTTTCATAGCAAAATTAAGTTTTAACATTGAGGCAGCAAAACCGTTTGTTGCGGCAATACTGGCTAATGTTCCACCACGAGCAATTACTTGAGCAACTTGGAATAACTTGATTGCGGTAGTAGCAACCTTGACGGCAATTGTTTTTAATTTGAACGCTATTGTGAGTCCAGCGAGTCCTGCTGCAAAAAGACCTGCTGCACTAGCAGCAACAATCATAATTGCTTGATTATCAGCAAGGAATCCTGTTACACCAGCAATAACATTTGAGAAAATCTCTACGGCTTTAACACCAACTGCAAATGCTACAGCGAGAGCAACACCAACTGCTTCAACTACAGGCTGAATAGCGGTGAATAAGTTTGTGAATATCTCTTTTAGGTTTACAAATACTGGAGCAAGACTCTGTGAAACTTGGTCAATAACAACCTTAAACTTTTCAGACATAGCCGTAAACGCTGGTAATAGAGAAGTGTTAAAAGCACCAGTTACAGAGAGAACAGCAGGTAGAAGTGCCTGACCAAACTTGGTTTTAGCGTTCTCTACTTGTGCAGCAAGAATACGCTGTTGGTTAGCAAGACCTTCAGATGTTTTAGCAAAGTCGCCCTGAGCAACAGAAGTCTGCGCCATAATCAAAGCATTGGCAGTCC